TACGTAGTAAAGGGCAGTTTGATCTGCGATTGTCAAGATAGGTAGTGTCATTTTGTTACTAATTGTTTCAGTTTTGTAACATTTTGTGATGATAGTGCTAACATTCCCGGTTTTGAATATGTATAGGTAGAATTACTGATATGTAATGAAATCAATAGCTTAACATTTTAGATATTCACATAATCGATTTAATGAATGTTTGAATATGTATTTCATTGATTGAATAACAAGAGAGAGCAATAACATATTCAATTCCCGGAATGTATTACTTTTGTGATCACAAATAAAAGACAAAACAGGACCTGTGATCACAAATAAAAGACAAGCAACGGCAGTGTGATCACAAAGTTAATACATGCATCGTATGGGGTATAATCGCACCACCTTCCAATGGGGTAGGGTAATACCACACAAATAGTGCATCACTCAAGCTACATGAGTAGTAAAACTTAACAAAAACAATGCTTTATACCCTAATTATATGGCTAGAACTTGATTGTATTATTTTTATAAGCTCTACCTTGAGTAGAAACACTAGTAAAAACAAAGGCTTAGTATATCTCGAAGGGGGGAGGGCAGGGGCCACGGTGGGGGTCTACGTTATACGTATATACACAAGTACACACACGGGGTTTTTGCAACCAGGTAAACCAAGAGTTAGTCTGTTACAATATAACAAACCCAGTATTAACAAATTAACAAGCTAGGGGGTACGGACCAAAGTCTAACTTCCCTGACTATTTAGTATAGTTTTACAGAAAAGTGACTTGACAGGTGCTTGACAGTTCGTATAACTATGGGGGTAAGGGGGCTAAGTTAAACATTAATGTTAAAACTCTATAAAGTAGTTACACATAAGAAGTAAATATAAAAGATAGTTATTACATTAAAGTTATTACATAGTGTGTTAAATAGGTAAGTGGACATAGGTCATTAAACTATACATGCAACTATATGAATATTTGTACTTGACAGTGTTTAAACATTAATGTTATACTATACACAGTCACAAATCATAAAAGCAATAATACTATTGTGACTACGTGCTGCGAGTAACTACACATATGTTGTAACTGTGTGTCTCCTCTCCCTCCTCTCTGTAACAATTACAATGTAACTGGAAGTTATTTGCAGCACGTACTTATTGCTATATGTAAATTTTCCCTTGACAATGAAACATAAACCTGTACAACTATATGCAAGTGAAGATGTCTTAACAGACTTTTATAACGCTTTAGCTAACAATGACTCACGTGCTATGCAGAAGGTACACATACCTAAGTCTGATGTGTTCTACGTAAGAGAAGCAATATATAGTCGTACTGGTGAGTGGTACACGTTAGATCACGTAGAAAGAGCTATGTACTTAGAGGGACACCTGAGTAGACACGAAGTGTTAGACCCAGATAGAGAGAGACAGTATGGATAACCTAAAGCTTCCCATTGCATTAGTTATGGCTATGGCTGCTCAGCTAGCAGGTGGTGTGTGGTGGGTATCACAGCAAGCTGCTACTATTGCTAGCTTAGAAGAGTCTGTACAACAGTTTGCTTCTAAGATGGCTGTAGAGGATAACGTTAATCTTAAGCGTGACGTACAAGATAACGCTGATTACATATCTGGTGCGTTTGATGAGATAGATGAACTTTGGGAAGAAACAGAAGAGTTGTGGGATGAAGCTGCATCTATGGCTAAACACATGACTAGCATTATGGAGCTACAGCAACGAGTAGCGATACTAGAGAATAGCTTAAAGTTTCTCAATAGAGTTGACACACCGAAAGCGGATATGAGATAATGGCAACGACTAAAGATGTAGAACGTTTACCTAGCGGAAAGTTAAAGTACCGTGGTGAGACTTATCCTGGGTACAACAAACCGAAGCGTACACCTGGCGGGTCAAAGAAGTCTGCAGTATTAGCTAAGAAGGGTGACCAAGTAAAGGTTGTACGCTTCGGTGATCCTGATATGTCCATCAAGAAAGATCAACCAGGACGCAGAGCTAGCTTCCGTGCTAGACACAACTGTGATACAGCTACAGATAAGTTTACTGCTCGTTACTGGAGTTGTAAGGCATGGTAAAGAAGACAAAGAGTACTGTAAATGCTGCAGGTAACTACACAAAGCCTACCATGCGTAAGAACCTCGTTGCAAAGGTTAAAGCGGGTAGCAAAGGTGGAAAGCCTGGACAATGGTCTGCGAGAAAAGCCCAGATGGTTGCTAAGCAATACAAAGCAAAAGGTGGGGGCTACACATCATGAAGGCTCCCCAGAAGTCTCTCAAGAAGTGGACAAAGCAGAACTGGCGTACAAAAAGTGGTAAGCCCTCTACACAAGGTGCTAATGCTACTGGTGAACGTTACCTACCTGCTAAGGCTATTAAGTCTCTTAGCAGCAGTGAGTATGCCGCTACAAGTAGAGCAAAAAGAAAAGGCACTGCGGCAGGTAAGCAGCATGTGGCTCAACCTAAGAAAGTTGCAAAGAAGGTGAGGAAGTTTAGAACATGAAGAAGATGTGTCCTAAATGTAAAGGTAAAGGCTGCTCACATTGTGGTGGGACAGGTTATCACAACAATATGAACAAAGGTGGTATGATGAACAAAGGTATGAAAGCCCTTAAGAAAGCTGCACCAGAAGTAGCTAAGAAGATGGGTTACAACTACGGTGGCATGTCTAAGAAGAAGCCAGACATGATGGGCATGGGTATGAAACATGGTGGCATGACCAAGAAGGGTTATAACAAAGGTGGCTATTGTGGTGCATCTAACCCTGCTGAACGTCCAATGAAGAAGAATAGCTAATGAAGTTCTATCACAAATATCAAGATGCACTAGAAGCTAAAGGTTATCGTGTAGACGAGCATGGCTACGTGTGGGATGAACGTGGTAACCAAGCTGCAGGTGAAGACAACTACGGTAACGTACAAAGTAAAGACCCTAACGTAACAGCTATCTGTCAAGAAGCTGAAACAGCTATGACTGCAACACCTAAACCACGTGCTAAGAAGAAACCTAAGAAAGAGGAGACTGAAGTTGTTGAGACTCTGGAGATGGTACGAGCACGTGACGAGAATGGACACTTCATCGCTGATGATCCCTCTACACCTGATGTGAATGAGGCTTGGGTAGTTAAGACTGTCAAGAAGGTAGTTAAGAAGTAATGACCCAGTACAGCATTGGCAAGCCAGCACGTAGGAAGTCTGTGTATGGTCACAACAGTGGCACTACAGTAGAGGACGTGTATACTTGCCCTGCTAACTGTACAGCAGAAGTTACGTATATTCTTGTAGCTAATGGTGGTGGTAGCACTAACGATGTCACTATTCAGTGGTACGTAGCAGCAGATGCTTATACATCACACTTCCTAAACGATAAAAGTTTAGCTGGTGGCGGCTACCACGAGTTTGCTGATATAGACCTTGTACTACAACCTGGTGATAAGATTCAGGTAGAACCTGGTTCAGCAGGACATATTGACAGTATTGTTACTGTAACAGAAACGTTTGTGCCTATCGGCTAGCTTGCTAGTAGCGGGTAACGGGTATTCTAAATAAGCAATAGTAACGGCCCAGTATTTTAGTATAACTATGTGAGTTCAACTAACAAAGGAGAATGAACATGGAACTAGTAATTTCTGAATCACGTATGTGGGCCACTAATTTTAAGGCGTTCTTAGTCAAAGTATTCAATGCAATGATTGAAGCACGTCAACGCCAAGCCAATGTACGTATTGCTGAGATGCAACTACGTGGTATGACAGACAGAGAACTGAATGACATCGGTATTGGGCGTGGTGATATTCGTCGGGTAGTACGTCAGTACCCTGAATAGTCCGTCAAGAAGGAGAGGCTTGTGGACCCAGTAACTATTATAAGTGGGGCCACTGTAGCCTTTAACGCCCTGAAGAAAGGCTTTGCTATAGGCAAGGACTTACAGGACATGGGTAGCCAGCTAAACAAGTGGGCTGGTCACATGGCTGATCTAGGGCAAGCTGAGAAGCAAGTTAAGAATCCCCCTTGGTGGAAGTCTCTTGGTGGCTCTATAGAGGCCGAAAGTTTGGAAGTTTTTGCAGCTAAGCGTAAGGCAGAGTCCATGCGCAAAGAGTTGAAGGACTATATCAGTTTCACAATGGGTCCATCAGCATGGGATGAACTTGTGGCTATTGAAGCCAAGATACGTAAACAGAAGAAGGAACACGAGTACCGTAAAGCTGAACTACAAGAAGCTATTGTAACTTGGACAGTAACAGGTTTGCTTCTATCAATAGGCTTTGGTGCTTTAGGTTTCACATTATATATGGTGAGCTAATGGCTAGACAACTAACAGAGAACCAACAACGATTCTTAGAAGTCCTGTTTGATGAAGCAGGGGGTGACGTAGTTGCCGCTAAGAAGCTGGCAGGGTATAGTGAGACTACTAGCACAGGAGCCATCGTAGAGGCACTCAAAGATGAAATTGCAGATAAGACACGTACTTACTTTGCTCGTACTGCGCCCAAGGCTGCTATGGCTATGGTTGGTGCTTTACATGACCCTACTGAACTAGGTATCCGTGATAAGATGTCAGCAGCAAAAGACTTGCTTGATCGTGCAGGACTTGGTAAAGTAGATAAGATTGACGTAGGGTCAAGCAGTGGTGGGGTGTTTATCCTGCCAGCCAAGGAAGGTAAGAACGAGTAAGAATGAACCGTGAGTCTTTGGGGTATTGGGAGCTACCCAAACCACACAAAGGTGAAGAGAGACAGTGGCACGAAATAGCTAGAACAACACGCACCGTGCCTTTCGGATACAGAGTACACCCTGATAACGATAAACTATTAGAACCCATACCAGATGAACTAGAAGCTTTAGAGCTTGCAAAGAGGCACCTAAAGCAGTATGGTTACAGAGAAGTAGCTATATGGTTATACCGACAGACTGGTAGATACATCTCACATATGGGTTTAAAGAAAAGGGTAGACATTGAGCGAAGACGTAAGAAAGCAGCTACAATTAAACGCAAGCTTGCCAAGCGGCTCGAAGAAACGCTACAGGAAATCCAGAAGCTCGAAGAAGAAAGCATCGGAGCCTACCGTATCATCGAACGAAACGACTAGCGGTCCTGATCCTATAATTGTAAAACCTGCTGAAGTAAAACCTGCTGAGTTTGATGTTGACACTGCACAAGAGGTAGTGTTTAAACCAAACCCAGGACCACAGACAGACTTCCTAAGTGCATCTGAAAGGGAGGTACTGTATGGTGGGGCGGCTGGTGGTGGCAAGTCATATGCGATGCTAGCTGACCCACTTCACGGTTTGAATGACCCTAACTTTAGTGGTCTACTTGTACGACATACTACGGAGGAACTTCGTGAACTTATTCAGAAAAGCCAAGAGCTATATCCTAAAGCCGTTCCAGGTATTAAGTGGTCTGAGCGTAAGAGTCAGTGGATTAGTCCAAGAGGCGGTAGACTTTGGATGTCGTACTTGGACAAAGACATGGACGTTACTCGTTACCAAGGTCAAGCGTTTAACTGGATCGGGTTCGACGAATTAACACAGTGGCCTACTCCTTATGCTTGGGACTACATGAGGTCACGTCTACGTAGTGCACACAGTAGCAACTTAGGGTTGTATATGCGTGGTACTACAAACCCTGGAGGTGCTGGACACCAATGGGTTAAAAAGATGTTCATTGACCCAGCGCCATCTAATGATGCATTCTGGGCTACAAACATAGAAACAGGGGATACTATTACATTCCCTAAAGGTCACAGCAAAGAGGGCCAACCACTATTTAAACGCAGGTTCATTCCTGCTAGTCTGTTTGACAACCCTTATCTAGCAGACACTGGTGACTACGAAGCAATGCTTCTATCTCTACCAGAGCATCAACGTAAACAGTTGCTTGAAGGTAACTGGGACATCAATGACGGAGCAGCTTTCCCTGAGTTCAATAGACGCATACACGTTGTGGAGCCTATCGACATCCCTGACTCATGGCCTAAGTTTAGAGCTTGCGACTATGGTTACGGCTCCTATACAGGAGTACTCTGGTTCGCTGTCGCACCGACTGAACAGTTGGTTGTCTACAGAGAGCTTTATTGTTCTAAGGTTACGGCTTTCGATCTAGCTGATATGGTGCTAGAAGCTGAAGCAAATGATGGCACTATTAGATACGGCGTGTTAGACTCGTCCCTCTGGCATAAAAGAGGAGATACTGGCCCGTCACTGGCAGAGCAAATGAACATGAAAGGTTGTCGCTGGAGGCCTTCTGATCGCTCTCGTGGCTCAAGGGTTGCAGGTAAGAACGAGATTCACCGCCGTTTGCAGGTGGATGAGTTCACTGAAGAGCCAAGGCTGGTGTTCTTTTCCACCTGCACGAATACTATAGCGCAGATACCTAGTATACCGCTAGACAAGAAGAACCCTGAAGACGTGGACACCAATGCTGAAGATCACTTGTATGACGCATTACGCTATGGTATAATGACTAGACCACGTAGTTCAATCTGGGACTTCAATCCTGCAAAACAACACTCTGGCTTTCAAGCGTCAGACTCAACATTCGGGTACTAAATAATGGCAGAAATAGACGATCTATCCTTTGAGACAGATGAAGTAGTCGCTGCAGAAGAGCAAGAAGACACTCTGTTTGACAACGTGAGCAGTGTTGTTACTTATGTGAATGAACGCTTTAAACGTGCTGAAGATGCACGTAACGCTGATGAAGAACGCTGGTTACGCTCTTATCGTAACTACCGTGGTATATACGGACCAGATGTGCAGTTCACGTCTAGCGAAAAGTCACGTGTGTTTGTTAAGGTAACTAAGACTAAGACGCTAGCTGCGTATGGTCAGATCGTTGACGTACTCTTTGGTAACAACAAGTTCCCACTTACTATCAACCCATCTGTACTTCCTGATGGTGTAGCAGAAGCGGTACACATTAACCTAGACCCTAACGCTGAACGTGCTGGTGATGCTATGCGTACACCGTTCAACCAAGAGTCTAACAAGCCTTACCTTATTGGTCCTGACACAGAGCTAAAACCTGGTGAGACTATGGCTGACCTTCGTCGCCGCCTTGGTCCAGTAGAAGACAAAGTAGCTCCTGTATCAGAGAAGATCATCGAAGGTGATGGTACTACACCTGCTACAGCTACATTCCATCCTGCTATGATTGCAGCTAAGAAGATGGAAAAGAAGATTCACGATCAGCTACAAGAGAGTGGTGCATCTAAGCATCTACGCTCTATGGCATTTGAGATGGCACTACTAGGTACAGGTGTCATGAAAGGCCCATTCGCTGTAGATAAAGAATACCCTAACTGGGATGACGAAGGTGAGTATGACCCACTAGTTAAGACTGTACCATCTACTAACCACGTATCTCTATGGAACTTCTACCCTGACCCTGCCGCTTCCTCTATGGATGACGCAGAGTATGTTGTTGAGCGCCACAAGATGTCACGCAACCAGCTACGTGCATTGAAAGGTAGACCATACTTCATTGATGAAGCTATTGAGGATGCTGTCGCTACAGGTTCTGACTATGTGCGTAAGCATTGGGAAATGAAGATGGAGGATGACGATACTGCTCCTACAGATACTGAGCGCTGGGAAGTGTTAGAGTTCTGGGGTTTTGTAGACGTAGATGTCTTAGAAGAGAACGGTATCAACATCCCATCAGAGCTAAAAGACTTACATGAAGTCAACGCTAACATCTGGATCAGCAACGGTAAAGTACTACGCTGTGTCCTAAACCCATTCAAACCTGCACGTATTCCTTACTATGCAGTACCCTATGAGCATAACCCATACAGCTTCTTTGGTGTAGGTATTGCTGAGAATATGGATGATACACAAACATTGATGAACGGTTTCATGCGAATGGCTGTTGACAATGCTGTATTATCTGGTAACCTACTGATTGAGATAGATGAAACAAACCTCGTACCAGGACAGGATTTGTCCGTATACCCAGGAAAAGTGTTCCGCAGACAAGGCGGTGCTCCAGGACAAGGCATCTTTGGGACCAAATTTCCCAACGTTGCTGCAGAGAATATGCAACTCTTTGATAAAGCTAGAGTCTTGGCTGACGAAAGTACTGGATTCCCAAGCTTCGCCCACGGGCAAACAGGAGTATCAGGAGTGGGTCGTACCGCTAGTGGCATTTCTATGCTTATGTCTGCAGCTAACGGCTCTATTCGCTCTGTAGTAAAG